AATCCGCAGTATGTGAAATACCACCAGCCATTGAGTATCTAAAAACAAATTCAAACGGTCGTGGTAATAGTCTAAGAGACTCAGCCAAAGAAGCCGTGAAAGATGCAATGATAACGCCACGCTCTGGCTTGCTGGTAGACTATCCGAACACTACAGGCAGGGTGTCAATATTAGATGAACAGGCAAGAAACCTACGCCCTAAAATATTGCATTACCCTTATGAATCAATCATAAACTGGCATTACTCAGTACAAAACAACGAGCAGAAATTAACGCTGGTTGTTTTGCGTGAAGTGCAGGAAACAGTTGTCAGACGGTTTGAGATTGAACAAGAGTATCAATACCGAGTGCTTGAGCTAATCGATAACGTTTATCATCAATCGCTATACAGTCACGCAGGCGAAGAATTACAAGATCAAACGCCAATACTAGTAAACGGATTACTGTCTGACTCTATACCGTTTTATATGATTGAAGTTGGTGCAGAGAATAAGGCGATCATAAATGACTTGGTTGACGCTAACATAAATCATTATAGATTTTTTGCAGACTATGCAGCAAAAGAGCATTCAAGCGCATTTCCTGTGTTTTATGAAACAGGTGTGACTGGTGACGATGAAAATATCATTATCGGGCCTAATGCTAAGTGGTCAAGTGTCTCAGTAGATGCACAATTTGGCGTATTGCAGACACAAAGTGACGGCGGTTCAATGCGCCAGTATCTGCTGGACATGGAGAATAGAATGGCGGCGCTAGGTGCTGAAATGCTAAAACCTAGAATCGCAGGTGCTGAAAGTGCGGAGGCTAAGAGTCTCGATCAAGTGGCTCAAAACTCGACTACGGCTGATGTCGCTAGAACAGTGTCAGAAGCGTACACAAAGGCTATGAATTTTTGCGCTAGATGGTTAAACGCACCGGAAGAAGTGATTTATGAGCTAAACACCGATTACAACCCAAAATCGATGGATGCTCAGATGTTAACTGCACTGATTGCAGGGTGGCAGGGTAACGCAATATCCTACGACACATTTTATGAGAACTTACAGCGTGGCGAGATTGCAAGCACTAAGCGTACAGTGGAAGAAGAAAAAGCCATGATTGTAACCGACAGCACAGGAATGAATGAATAATGTCTGATAACTTGGTTGAACAGTCAGCAAGACATGCAATATATACGCAACGATTTGCGGGGCATCTTGCTAACCTGTTCGACCCATATTCAGACAGACTTAGAAAGCAGCTAAAAATCTTGCTCATGGATGCACCAGAAACAACGCAGAATCTAGCGACAATAAACAGGCTTATAACTGAGTATAGAAACCTGTCATTGGCTGTATATGGTGAGTATAACGATAACGACATACTACCAGAGCTGGAGGACTTTACTGTAGCTGAAAGTCAGTGGGCGGCTAAGAGTTTATCTGCTGTAGTTGACTCAGCAACTATACAGTTAACAGTACCAGCAGCGGCGCAAGTCTGGGCAGGCGTTAGAGCTGCGCCACTCGTGATACCTGGTAGCAACGGTATTAATTTGCTAGAACCGTTTATAAAGAAATGGGAAGCAAAGCGGATAGAGGTTGTGGGCGACCAGATACGAACGGGATTTATGACGGGCCGCACTAACTCACAAATAGCATCTGACATAGCCGGAAAGAATGGTTTTTTGGATAAGCAGAACAAGGCATCTATTAAAGCATTAGTGCGCACATCTACAAATCACGTCAGTAACATTGCGCGACAAAAAACATACGACGATAACGGCGACATAGTAAAAGGTTACGAAATAATTGCCACGCTCGACGGCAGAACCAGTGACATATGCCGTGGCTATGATGGAAAGATTGTCAAGAATGGCGATGAGTTCAAGCCAATGCCGCCGTTTCATCCGAATTGTAGGACAAGTACAGCGCCAGTGCTAGATAAAAGATTTAAACTAGACGACGGCGAAGGCACCAGAGCAAGCCGTGGAATTGAGGGAGGTCAGCAAGTGCCAGAGGAGCAAACCTATTACGACTGGCTAAGAGGTCAAGGCGCTCAAGGCGAGAATGGCAGAGCATTTGTATTTGACGTGCTAGGCGAGGAAAGAGGGAAATTATTCTTAGATGGTGGGTTGTCAGTAACCAAATTTAAACAGCTTACAATGGATGAGCTTTTTAGGCCCATACCATTAGATGTGCTGAGAAAGAAAACCAGCTTACAACTGGCATTTGATAAAATTTAAAATTGCAAGAGTTTATACCATTTATTTATAAACAATGTTAAAATACAATCAAGTCAAAGACTAACTAACCCAAAGGGTAATAAAATGTTAAAGGGATTCGAGGAAGATTTTGCTGGATTAGAATTATCAGACGAAATTAAAACACAACTAATAGACGCAGCCAACAAAAGAGCAGGCGGATTAGTTAGTAAAAATACAGAATTACTAGAAAAGTTGTCTCAGAACAAAAGCAGCTCGATGGAGAGTCAAGGTGCAGCGGAAGAATTGGCTGCACTCAAGGCATTAAGAGAGCAGCAAGAGCAAGAGTCAAAAAAGAATTACGACGCAGCTCTAAACTTAAATTCTGAAAAATATACCAAACAAATTAATGAATTGTCTGAGAAAGTCGGGCAGTTTGAAACGAAAGAGCGCAACACGGCGATTGGCAACAGCATTAACGATGCTCTAACCGAGGCTCGTGTTAATCCACTGTACAGTGACTTGGTAACTAACCAGTTCAAACAGCAGGCGCAACTAATTGATGGCAAAGTCATGGTTGGGGATGTCTCGTTAAGCGATGCAATAAAAACATGGTCTGAAACCGATCAGGGCAAAGCGGTCAGACTCGCACCAGAAAATAGCGGGGGAAACTCCAACGGTGGCACTAGTAAACCAGGTTCAGGTAACGGTAAAGATACCGCCTCTGATAAACGTGCCAACGACATCAATAAACGATTCGGAAAATAAAAAGGTACAATCATGGCTTTAGCAAATATGCAGGTATATAACGACGAAATTCTGGGTAACACTATTGAATTACTCGGTCAGAAAATTGATATGTTCAACGCTGCAAGTGGCGGAACAATCTTACTAAACTCAAACGCATTTCGCGGCGATTTTAGTAAAGAGTCATTCTTTAATCAGATTGCAGGCGCACAACGTCGAGTAGACCGATACGCCACTAACGGCGCACAGTCTGCCACGACTCTCCCACAGTCTGAGATGGTTGGCGTAAAAGTTGCTGGTGGATTTGGCCCAGTATTGTTCGAACCTAGTCAGATGAGCTACTTACTCAAGAACCCAGGTGAGGCTATCACAGCTATTGCTGAGGGATTTGCGGATGCTCTATTAGCTGACCAATTAAACACCGCTGTAGGTTGTGCGACTGCTGCTGTGGGTAACATTACTGCATTGACCAATGACGTATCCGGCTCTGCTGGCGTTACTCAGGGAGGACTAAACAACTCGCATCGCAAATTCGGTGATATGAGTTCAATGCTAGCGGCTGATGTTATGCGTGGTGATGTTTACCATCGTCTAGTAGCCGAGGCAATTACAAACAGTAATCGATTATTCCTATCGACCAATGTTCAGGTAGTTAATATTCTGGGTAAGTTGGTTATCATCTCTGATATTCCTGCATTGTTTTCCGCTGGTACGCCAGACAAAGACTTTGTATTATCTGTTGTTAGCGGTGGTGTAATCGTAGATAACTCAAGTGACATTGTTTCGAACCTTGAAACGACTAACGGCAAGAATCGCATTGAAACCACGTTCCAAGCTGATTATACATTCGGCGTTAAGCTCAAGGGCTACTCGTGGGATACTGCTAACGGCGGCAAATCTCCAACTAATGCTGAGTTGTTTACAGGCACTAACTGGGACAAGACAGTCACCGAAAACAAGCATACATTAGGTACGTTACTAATCGGAAGTGCAGAAGCGTAAATAAATTGGGCGGCTTAGGTCGCCCTTTTACTGAGGGCGTGTTGTGAATATAAAATATCTAAAGCATCCAGTGACAATCGAAGAAAAACAAAGCTTAAATAAGCATGGCTTTAAAATAATCGACATTAAATTCAAGCCAGTCGATGAAGTTGAAGAAGTCAAGCCAAAGCGGAAAGTATTATCTAAGGGTAAGCAGCTCTAATGTCATACTTGCCGATTGATATAATGACTGGCGAACGGCGAGCATATAGTCGGTTAAAAACCTTTAATGAGGATCCATAATGCCACTAATTATAGAAGATGGCTCAATGGTAGCCAATGCCAATAGCTTCGCAACTGATGCGGAATTTTTAGCGTATGCAGCATTGCGAGGGTTTACTGTTCCTTCAACTGAATCAGAACGGGTTGCCCTGCTGATTATGGCTATGGATTATCTTTTTAACGTTGAAAGCAAGCTAAGTGGTGACCGTGTAAGTGTTGATCAAGAATTACCATACCCAAGGGTTGGAGCGTGCGCTAAAAACTTTATTGTACCATCAACTGGAGCCAAATCTATACCAGAGGACATCAAAAAAGCTCAGATTGAATTAGCAATACAGGCCAATACATCAGACATTCTAATCAGCGGTACAAGCAATAATTTATCGTCGTTTAATGTTGACGGCGTATATTCAGAGTCGTATTTTAGCGGCGGTTCAATATCTACTGTCAGAGCTGACAGAGCAAACGCATACTTGAAGCCGTACATGATAAACGGTGGCAGCAAGAAACTAATGAGACGTGTATAAATGTCTAGCGCAAGCATACAGGCAAAGGTAAAACTTGGCTTATCTAAAGCATCGGCAGCGGTTGGCTCAGATACATCTACGCCTATTTATAGAGTTGTAAAATCACAGTCAGGCAACCCAACTGCACCAGCATCAAGCGAGGTTTCAACGCTGCTACCTAACGCAATATTTAAATCTTATGATAAAGGCTTGACAGACACGAGCATACAAATGGGTGATAGAATGCTAGTTAGCGACTCAGACAACGCTATTACACAAAACGATATAATTAGGCAGGGCGAAAAAGATTACATTGTAGTGGCAGTTGATGAAAAATCACCGCGAGGTAATCCATTGGCTTACATATCACAAGTTAGGCAGCAATAATGCCACTAATCGGTTTAGACGGTGTTGAGCTTATGCTGCTTGAGAATAGCAGACGATTAAACACGAGAATTAGAGGCGTGTTCTTATCCGGCTTATCGGCTGTAATTAAAGCAACTCCGGTTGACGAGGGCAGAGCAAGAAATAACTGGTTTCTAACAACTGGCTCACCCTTCAACGGTGCGTTTAGTCGTGGCCCTAGCTCAAGCGGTGCAACATCATCATCAAGCCTAAATACAATGCCAGCGGAAGTTCTTAATCAGAAAGTTTATTTTACTAACAACCTGCCATACATTGAAACGCTAGAATATGGCGGTTATCCGAACCCAAGTTCTGGCACAAAGACATCCGGCGGATTTAGCAAACAGGCACCTGGCGGATTTGTCAGAAAACAAATCATCAGAATGAAAAACAAAATCAGGCGGTTGTAATGTCATATTTAGACACAAAGCAGGCATTAATATCAAAGTTATTATCAACTTCAATTACTGGCATTACGTCTGCTGATATTCAATACGAAAACAGCGACTTTAACCCAATCGGCAAAGATAAATACATTGGTTGTTATTTCATCCCGGCTACATCAGATACCACAGGTAAAGAAGCTGGCGCACCACAAGAGCAGCGAGGTATATTTCAGATAACAATATACATAAAAGCAAACAGCGGAAACTACTCAAACGACCAGCTACAAATCGTGGACGATATATTGGCTGGTTTTGCGTATAACTCAAGTGCAGAGTACAATGGCAGAACAGTTAGAATTTTAGAATCATCGGTTAATTCAGGCGCAAACAATGGCGCTTGGTATAAACGTGATGTAAGTATAGATTATTTAATAATTATTTAGGGGTATAAAATGGCAGGCTCGAACGACTACATATTTAAACTTGGCGCTGATGGTTCAGAGTCGTTAATTGCTGGACAACTTGACGGAACAATGACCGTTAACGGCGCACCTGTAGAAGTAACTAACAAAGCTAACGGTGGTAAAATTACATACTTAGACAACTTTGTTGCAGGTCAACAGGTTATGTTTGCTGGTACGTTTACACTGACTCAGGAAACAGTTCAAGACACTATTAAAGCGTCAATTGAATCAGGCGCTCAGTTAGCGGGAATTATTGAAACTGGCATAGGTGGCGAGAAATGGCAATGCGATACATGGAGTATTTCAGGCCGTAGCGATTCTGCTGCTGTCAATGGCGTATCACAAATGTCAGTAACGTTTAGTACATCTGGCGATTACACGTATACAGCACCTATTTAATGAAGTTTAAGCTATGCTATAAAGAATACGACTACAAAATAACATGGTCAGCTAAACGCGATTTTAAGCGCGAAACTGGGCGTGGGTTGTGGTCTTCTTTGCAAGGATTGCTTTTCATTGTGCAGGAGAATAAAGGCGGCTCTGTATTCAATTTAATGTCAGAGATGGGAAAACACATTGACGACGTTGAAGGGGCTATCCTACTGCATTCACTAGCTAAACAGTGCAATTCATCTCTGCAATTGTCAGAGATTGCAGACGCTTGCGATAGAGTGGGCTGGCGGCCCGTTAATGATGACAGTGATTATGCCCAGCCTTACACGTTGGTACTGTACTCTATGGTTTTAGATATAGATGCTATGTACCAACAGGAGGCCATAAAAGCAAAAAAGGATTTATGCCCCTCCTCGGTCGGGCAAGACATAAAGACGAATTAGAAATAGCCGACTTTGATTTTTACGCGTGGTGGAAAGCATTAATCAAAGCTGGCGTTCAACCTTCCGAAGCGTGGGCAATGGATTTTATAGAAACAGCTCACGTATTAGAGTTAGAGCCGAAAAGAACAGATTTTACCCTTGCACTCTATCACCAGCGCAGGCAGAACGGAGCCCCAGACATTGAGCACTGAACAATTAATAGTCGAGTTAATAGCTCGAACAGACAACCTAGAGGCGGGGCTAAACGCATCTAACGAGGAGCTTCGCAGGCTTAGAGGTAACGTTGATGAAGCCGATAGCGGGTTGCGTAGATTCTCCGGTACTGCAAAAGCTGTAGGTGGCGCTGTAGTCAAAGCTGGGGCTGGTGTTATAGCTATGGGTACAGCAATCACAGCTATGGTTCTAAGCGCTGCTAGTGGTCGCAAAGAGCTAGAGCAGTTTGCTAGAATGGCTAAGACTACCGAGTCAGATTTTAAAGCCCTATCTTTTGCGACAAGTCAATTTGGAATTGAAGCGGATCAGATTGCTGATATAACAAAAGACATATCAGATAAAATCGGTGAGTTTGTTACGGCTGGTACTGGCGCATTCCAAGATGTTGGTGACGTATTAAAGCTCACTACAGATGAAACCAGAGCGCTTGCATTAGAGTTTCAAAACCTAACTGGTGAGGAAGTAATATCAAGGTTAGCAAAAGACCTGGAAGAAGCTGGAGCATCAGGCGATCAAACAACCGCAGTATTTGAAGCGTTAGGCAGCGACCTGTCAAAACTAAAGCCGTTATTTGCTGATAACTCTAAAGAGCTAATTAAGCTAAAAGCAAGGTTTGATGAAGTAAACGACGCAATTAAGATTACAGACTTACAAGCGGAAAAACTGAAGGATGTATCTAAAACATTCAATTTACTTACATCAAGTTTGGGGAATGCGGCTACAGCGGTTAGCGCCACACTTGCCCCAGTCCTAGATGATTTTTTTAATGACATTATTGAAGTTGTGCCAGAAGCCACGCAAACACTAATAGATTTCATCAATAAATTTAAATCACTCGAAAACATAAACTCCACAGAGGCAGCATCAAAAATACTTGATGACGCAAAGTCCGAAGTTGAGCAGCTTAAAAAGGATTTAGAAAGCTCAAAGGCAAGGCGTTTAGCGACAGGTGGTAAATTTGATTCTAGTAGAGTCAACCAAAGAGCAATACAAGAAGATATAGACCAAGCAGAAATACAGGTTCAAAAAGCAAAAGAAAGGCTTGAGGTTCTTAAGGAAATAGAAGCAATTTCTGACGCAGAAACTAGAGAGGGCGGCAAAATAGGCGGCGCTACTGGCGACCCATTAGACCCAGCATCTCCACTAGTCATGGCTGATGATGAAGCCGAAAGACTTGAAGCACTGAGAAAGTTTACGCAGACCAGAGCGGAATTACTTGATGCTCAGTTGCTTGACGATGTTAAAAGACTCGAAGAAGCTAAAGAAACTCTAGGCCTAAAAGATGAGGAATTATTTGCAAGAAGAATAGAGCTAGTTGAGGAATTTAACGACCGCAAAGCTAGTCTTGAAGATGATCAGGGAGGTGACAGCGAACTTGATGCGCTTAGAGAGTTTACGCAGACCAGATCAGAAATACTTGATGCTCAATTGCTTGATGACATTGAACGGCTGGAATTAGCGGCTGAAACCTTTGGCCTCAAAGACGAGGAGCTATACGCAAGAAGAATAGAGCTTGTTAAAGAGTTTAACGACCGTAAAGCTAGTCTTGAAGACGATAATCTTGATAAGAAAGATGAGGACACAAAGACTGAAATGGGATGGGCAGAGTCTTCAATGAAGTCTCAGCTTGACCAAGGCACTAAATTACTTACATCGCTCGGCAATAACAGTAAAACGGCGCATAAAATAAAGCAAGGTTTAGCTATTGGTAATACAATAATGACAACCGCAGAAAATATCAATGAGCAATTTCCAAACCCAGTAGGAATGACACTTGCAGGTCTAACAGGGGCTGCTCAATTAGCTGCAATAACTTCGTCAACTTCAAACGGTGGAGGGTCTCT